ACACACTGGAGTTATACCTTTTCTTAAAAAGTTTGAAGCTACCGTTAAGTGTTGCACTCAAAATGGAGTCCGAGGCGGTAGTGCAACTGTTCACTTCCCTATTTGGCACCAAGAAATAGAAGACATTATAGTCTTAAAAAATAATAAAGGTAGTGAAGACAATAGAGTTAGAAAATTAGATTACTCTATACAGTTATCAAAATTATTTTATGAAAGATTTATTAATGAAGAAGAAATAACATTATTCTCACCACACGAAGTACCTGAACTATATGAAGCTTGGGGAACACCCGAGTTTGATGACCTTTATGAAAAGGCAGAAAGAAAAACAAGTGTATCTAAAACCAAAGTATCAGCACAAAAACTATTCTTTGATATATTAAAAGAAAGAGCTGAAACAGGTCGTATTTACATTATGAATATTGACCATTGTAATACTCACTCATCATTTAAAGACAAGGTGACTATGAGTAATCTATGCCAAGAAATTACTTTACCAACCACTCCAATACAACACATTGATGGCGAAGGTGAAATTGCTTTATGTATTTTATCTGCCATCAATGTGGGAAAAATAAATCAAAGAGATGAATTACAATCTTTATGTGATTTAGCAGTTAGAGCTTTAGATGAAATTATAGACCATCAAAAGTATCCAATTAATGCAGCTGAAGTTTCTACAAAGGCAAGAAGATCATTAGGTGTTGGTTATATTGGACTTGCTCATTATCTTGCTAAAAAAGGATACAAATATGACCAGAAATTAGCATGGAGACAAGTTGATAAATTAACAGAAGCGTTCCAATACTTCTTATTAAGTGCTAGTGTTGACCTTGCAAAAGAGAAAGGTCCATGTTCAGCATTTAAATCAACGAAATATGCAGATGGTATATTACCTATTGATACATATAAGAAAGATGTTGACGAAATAGTTAAACGAGATTTAACTTATGATTGGGAACATTTAAGAAAAGAAATTAAAGAACATGGTTTAAGACATAGTACATTATCAGCACAAATGCCAAGTGAGTCGTCTAGTGTTGTTTCAAATGCTACAAATGGTATTGAACCACCTAGAGATTATTTGTCTGTTAAAAAATCTAAAAAGGGACCACTAAAACAGATAGTACCTGAATATGCTAAACTGAAGAACTTTTATACTTTACTTTGGGATATGAAAGGGAACGAAGGATATATAAATATCGTTGCTGTAATGCAAAAATATTTTGACCAAGCAATTAGTGGTAACTGGTCATACAATCCTGAAAATTATACTGATGGACAGGTGCCTGTATCAACAATGGCACAAGATTTATTAACAACATATAAATTGGGTTGGAAGACTTCTTATTATCAAAATACTTATGATAGTAAGAAAGACGAAGATGAACCATCACATCCTGTTGGATTCCACGATAATGTGCCTGAAGATAACCAAGAAAAAGAGGAAGACGATCCAGAAAACTGTGATACGTGTACAATTTAATGAGTAAGAGTGTATTTAATAAGAGTAAAAAATTAGACGCCACAAAACAGCAAATGTTTTTTGGTCCAGATTTAGCAGTACAAAGATATGATACGTTTAAGTATCCTGTTTTTGATAGATTGGCACAACAACAATTAGGTTTCTTTTGGAGACCTGAAGAAGTATCTTTACAGAAAGATAGAAACGATTATAATGAACTATCTGAAGCACAAAAGTTTATATTTACAAGTAATTTAAAGTATCAAACAATGTTAGATAGTGTACAAGGTAGAGGTCCTTGTTTAGCATTTCTACCCTTTGTATCTTTACCAGAACTAGAGGGTTGTATAGTTGCTTGGGATTTCTTTGAAACTATACATAGTAGAAGTTATACATATATAATTAAAAATTTATATTCAAATCCTAGTGAAGTTTTTGATACGATTATAGAAGATGAGAAGATTGAAAAGAGATCAAAATCAGTTACAGAAGCATACGATAATTTGATTACTTTAGGATATAAGTATCAATTAGATCCAAAGTCAGTTAGTGAGTATGATTTAAAAAGAGCATTGTATTTAGCAATGGTAACTGTAAACGTGTTAGAAGGTATAAGATTTTATGTTTCATTTGCTTGCTCATTTGCATTTGGAGAACTTAAATTATTAGAAGGTTCAGCAAAAATCATTTCACTTATTGCTAGAGATGAGAGCCAACACCTTGCAATGTCCCAACAAATTCTTAACTTATATAGAAATAAAGAGAACGACAAAGTAATGTTAAAAATAATCAAAGATTGTGAAAAAGAAGTTTACAAAATTTATGATGACGCTGTACAGGAAGAAAAGCGTTGGGCAACCCACCTTTTCTCACAAGGCAGTATGATTGGTTTATCAGAAAAACTATTACATCAATATGTTGAATATATAGCGAATAGAAGAATGAGAGCAATTGGATTAGAAACTAAATATGAACAGCCTTCAAACAACAACCCATTACCTTGGACACAACATTGGTTAAATAGCAGATCACAACAAAACGCACCACAAGAAACTGAAATAGAAAGTTATTTAATAGGTGGTGTTAAACAAGATGTTACAAAAGACCAGTTTAAAAAATTTAAACTATAATGCCAGACGAAAATTCAAATAAAGTACAAATAAGTTGTAGTAATTGTGATGTGTCATATTGGGTGAAATGGGAAGATGAAGACCACGAGCCAGAGCATTGTCCTTTCTGTGGGGCAGACGCTACTATAAATGAAGAGGATGCGATATTTGATGACGAAGACGAAGACAAAGACGATTGGAATTGATTATAGTTTAAGTAGTCCTGCTATATGTGTATGTACAGGACAATTTAAATTTGAGAACTGTAAGATACACTATCTAACAAGTGTAAAAAAATATGAAGGCAATTTTTATAATGGACAGATAAATGGCAGACTACATTTACCCTATACCTCCCAGACACAACGACACGACCAGATTTCAGATTGGGCGATTTCTATTATTGATAATACTACTAGTAATATTTTTATAGAAGGATACTCATTTGGAAGTAAAGGACTTGTATTCAACCTAGCAGAGAATATGGGGACCCTAAAACATAAACTATACAAACGCAGTACTCCATTTGAGAGTATAGTACCAGGTCAGATAAAGAAGAATGCTACTGGCAAGGGTAATGCAGATAAACTTAAAATGTATGAGCAGTTTGTAAAAGACACCAACGTAGATTTAATGAAAGAGTTTGACCAGACAAAACTCAATAATCCAGTAACCGACATAGTTGACTCGTATTATATCGCAAAATATGGGTCGAATCAGTAGATGTTCTCATTTTGTTCTCATAATTATTCCTAAAAACCTAGTAAAATCAACGATTTTTGTGCTTGACTTTATAGTCTTTTTAGTGTATATTATGTGTATATTATGAAAAAAGACGATATAGAAAACACTAAAAACCTTAAATTTACAGACCAATATTTCAAATCATTTAGTATTGTATATAAAAGAGAGTATATTGATTCCGAAGATCAATACGATCCTAATTTCTTTATAGGTTCTGCTATCTATAAAAATGTACCTATGTCAAAAATCAAATATTACAGAAAACAATTAACTAAAATTAAAGATATTTTAGATAGACAATATAAAGAAGACGCAACTAATTTTACAGGTAGTACTGGTATTGAGATTATGTATCCAGATGAATATTACCAAACTTATGAAGATGTATTTGAAGATACCGCTCAAGGCGACAAATCATTATTTAATGACTACGGTCAGTTATACGAAAGACAAGGTTTCAGAAAAGATTTTGATCCAGATTTAACAAAAAATTATAAAACAAAAAGAGATTACATATATCAATTAAACTAAAAGGAGAACATTATGGCAATAGATACAGACATATGGGTAAATAAAGATGAAGTAGGTAAAAACCTATACAGAAAAAAAACATACTATACACTTGTTGTTGAACAAGATGTATTGGCAAAAGATAAAGACGAGGCTGATAATAAATTTACAGACTTCGGTGGTATAGACCACAGTAAGATTACAAAAGACATTGCAGACGCTAAAGATGGAGTTGAAACTTACTATGTGGATGCTAACTATACTGATTCAGATACAACAAAGTATATTGGTAAAGTTAAATACGATACTGATACTTATAATCAGACTTTAGAAGAGGCGATGGAAGCAGAAGATGTCCATATTGATACTTGGGCAGATGAAGACGAACCACACCAATTAACTAAAATCAAATTAGTTGAACCTAAAATGACAGTTGAGGAAGCAGTTGAAGTAGGCCAACAGTTGAAAAAAGAACAAGAAGAGTCAGATATTGATGTTGCAATCAATTTAGAAAATGAAAGTAAGTTGGGGAAATAGTGAAATTAGGGGGATACAATCATACACAGACACCTTCAAAACCGTCCCAGGAGGCGGCTATGAGAGTTTTTTTCCACAGAAAAGAGGGGAAATAATGAATAACGGTTATTTTGCAGTTGTATTGAATAAAGAGAGCCGTGATGCTGTAAGGAAGTATTCCACTATGGATGTTGTAGTTGGTGACCATATTACACTTGCATATAAACCAGATAATAAGACTTTTAACAAATATAACAAATTAATTAATGAAAATGTTGACGCTTATATTAATCAGATAAGGTCAAATGATAGTATAGAGGCATTGTGGGTTGAAGATATGTTTTTAACTAGATTAAATAAAAGATTACAAAGAGATAACCCTGGTACAGCACACGTTACCATATCACATAAAAAAGATTTTAAATCAGGAGACGCAAATAGTTTGTTTACAAAATCAAGTGCTTTGATTGATGAAGATGGAAAAGTTGTTGCAACTAATCCTCAATGGTTAGGAGTTGACCACGAGTTAGGATATTTAAAAGGTAAAGTAGAGTGGAGGAGTTTTGATGAAAAAAAATAAAATACCAGAATTATACATTAATGGTATGGAGACATTACCAGATGTTATTAATATGATTAAAGACATAATAGATGAAGGTAGAGGCGACTCTGCTAAAGATTACTTAACTCAATTATCAGAATATTTAGCAAAAAGAGATATGAATATTTTAGAACTACAGAAAACAGGTGAAGAAATATTAAACGCACTTGAAAGAAAAGCTTTTCCAAATAGAGAGATTGATAGATTTGGTCCAGAAGAAGATTTATACGAAACACAAGAAGTTTTAGATCCACAACAATCAGTAGTTGATAATTTCCACGAATGGACTCAAAAGCAAATGAGCAACTATGATCCTGTTATGGTACTAATGACGATTTTAGGGCAAACGTTAAAGATTATGAAAACAACGTTTCCTAAAAACCAATACGGTGAGATTATGGACAAGATGTATGATTCAAAGGACACAATTGAACCGTTTACTAAACCAAAACTACATTAAGGAAGGAGATAGATGAAAACTTTAATGTCAATACTAGTATTAACTTTTTTAACAGTTAGTGCTAATGCAAATCCAGTGATGAACTGGTTTGAAACTGAAAAACAAAAAACAATTGAGTTTCAAAAGAAAGGTTGGGCAGATGGTAAGGCTCAATTAGCAAATACAAAACAATCAATAATAGACCTATTTAACAAGGTAAAAAAGAATGTTACACAAAATTAGTGAATTTTGTAAAAAGATTGACGCAGTCCAGGCTCAATCCAATAGATTATACGATTTAAAGTATAATCAACCTAAAACGGTTGAGCGGGATGCAGAAATTAACCATTTGATTGATGATATACAGGCAACCTGTAAACTTATCGGGTCAGATGAGAAACCTTACGATAAACCTTGAGAAATCAAGGTTTTGTAGGGGCTTGACAATACGACTATTTTATGATAGAATATAATTTAATAATGAAAGAAGGACTATACTATGTTTACTAAAGAACAGATTTTTGAAGAATTTTCAATTGCAAAAGAAAAAGATATTTCAAAATCAACAACCAAACCACCATATGAGAACTGTTTTACTAACAGATTAAAATTATTGAAATCTCATAGTGACGCAAAAAAATCAAATCCAAAGGCATACAGACATTTAGATATTAATTTTGATAATCTAATAAAAGCATATTCGGCACCTGTACCTGTAGACCATTTCTACAAAGTAGTATTCGGCAAAACACTTGCTCAATACAATGAGTCTAAAAGAATTGAAGATATGACAGAATTACAAAAAGAAAAAGACGAAAAACGTAGAGAACGTGAAAAGTCAGATGAAAAGAAAGAAAAGAATGCTGAAGAAGTTATTATTAATTAGTAGTTTGTTGTTGCTCTCTAACTGTTCCAGTATGAATCAGTCCACTATTGGTTCTACAACCACAGCGGCTGTTGCTGGAACAGCTTGTTATCAGTTTTTGAGTGATAATCCTGCTGTCGTGGCGACTTGTGCCGTTGTAGGTTCATTTAAGGGCGCTGATTTTATGAATGCTGAAACAGACGATCAACTTATGACTAGGGCTTTTGTAGATCATTTAGAAAACGCACCTAATAGTCCAGGGTTTACAACTTGGATGAATCCTAAAACAAATAGTAATGGGATTATTAAAACTACAGGTTTCTATTTAAAGGGACCTATTAAATGTTCAATGGTTGAAGTTACACATAATCAGAATTTAGATAATACTAGATTCTTTGATTCAATATTATATGGAAACCCATATAGAAAATTAGAATTACACGAAGTTTGTAAAATGCCTGATGGTAGATGGATGGTACTCAATGATTAAAGTATTATTATTAGGGTTAGTATTAATTGCAGGTACTCAACAACCTAAAACAGAATTAAAAGCAATGGATGAATTTTTTGATAAACTATTGCAAAATGCAACACCTACAAAAGAGAATTGTTTGAAATATGAAGATTGTCCAGAGTGGGATGGTAATCCAGATACTAAAGTTTGGTACGATTTAATGAAACTAAAGAATGGGTCTGGGACTATTGCGAAATCAGATTTTAATTGGAATGTTCATTTGTACCTATGCCACCAGAACGAGTTATTAGACAGTATAAATGGTAAAGGATCATTTGAAAAAAGGGCAATACAATCAGCAAAAGATGGTTGGATACCTTGTCCTATAGGAGTTAATCCACATTGGGATTATGATTGGGAAAATCATATACTAATGGCAAGAGCGGAGAAGGCGTAATGAGAAATAATTTTAATAAAATTATAGTGTTTACATTTGTTATCATAGCATTAATGTTAATTGCTAATATAACACTTGCTGAAGATTCATTTGAAAATACAATTAAGAAGATTAATATATTAGAGAATGGGGAAAATAAAGTTGAATATGAGAAGATACAACCATTAAAAGACCAGTATTGTTTCATAAAAGTAAAAATTAAAGAAGTTGATGGTGAAATCATCAAAGAGGAAGTTGTTGAATGTGCAGATGGTAGAAAGGCATACGAAGGCCCAAGTTATTGGGAGTTATTCGCTATGTTTTATTACGGTGATATGAATACACCTGCCTACTGTAGGTACTATGAACGACCAGCACACGCATACCATAAACCTGGTAAAGTGTGTTTAGATAAAAATGGAAACTGGGAGGTAAGAAAGTAATGATACGAGGTATCTTAACCCTAACAATTCTGTGGGTAATCATAGCATTTAGTTGGGATCCATTTGTATCAACAGTTGAGAAAACACAGGCTGTTGACAAAACTAAAGAGATAGTATATAATGTGTTTAATAAAGCGAAGGAGAAAGTGAAAAATGAGTAAAGTACTCAAATTTATAATGATTGGTTTAATGGGTGTTGCGTTGGCAAATTGTTCAACAAATACTTATAAAATCAAAAAAGAAAACAAGAGCCAGGTACTAAAAGTTCCTTCTTGGTATATGAATGATTATTCCGAGAAAAAAGAATGTGGTACTAAAATGTTCGGCAAAAACAAAGATAAAAAATGTATCTTTGGTGTGGGAACATCTACATCACCTGACCTAGAACTTGCAATAGACAAGGCAACAATGATTGCTAAGGCTGAAGTTGCAGATAAAGTTAAAGGTGAGATGAATAAGAAGGCAAAGATATTTACTACTGAATTGGGTAAATCTCAAACCAAAACTGTTGTAACCGATGTTGAAACAACTATAGTCAATATCATTAAGAATACACCAGTACGTGGGTATGAGGTATTCAAACAGGAGGTAACTCTTACGAAGAACGGATACTACCGTGCTTGGATAGGATTAAGATTGCCTATGGGACCTTATAATAAGATGTACAACTATTCAATAGAAGAAATAGTTGACGCTTACAAGTTAAAAGAACTTGCCGAGAAGTCTTATGATGAAGTGGAACTAATTGCGAATGAGCAATAAAATAATAATATACTCAAAGCCTAACTGTACATATTGTACGAAATCAAAACACTTGATTAAGAGTTTAGGCTTTGAATATGAAGAAAAGATGTTCGGGAAAGATTTTAAGACACCTGAACAGTTATTTGAGGCGATAGGTAAACAAGTACGAACTATGCCTCAAATAGTTATAGAAGATAAACACATCGGCGGCTATAACGAATTAATAGAGTATTTTGCCGACAAGAAACTAGTGAATTTTAAAGGTGAGAAAATATAATGAGTGATGATGGACAATTAGAATTTGACTTTGGGTTACCTAAAGATAAAGTGCCTGATAATATTATATTATTTCCTAAAATACCTATGAAAAGAAATAATCAAAGGGCACAACTAGACGCTAGAAGACAAGAGATGATGAGGCAACAACATAATCAAGCTTATGTTCAGGCCATTGTAGAAGAATTAACTGAATCAATGTTATTAAGAT